GATGACATGATTGATGTCTGGCTGCTGACCAAGTCGTAGCCCCAGTAGTAATTTACGCCGCCCGAGCTCGAAGGCTGGAAGCTCACGCGAATCAACGCATCAGCGGCCCAAAACAGGCCTGCAGGCGACGTAGAGCCGCCACGGATAGGTAGCCCTTTAACAATCTTGCCGGTGGCCACGTTATTGGAGTTGGCGTCTGGGGATACCCAGTTGGAAAAATCACCGGCGCTAGAATTCTGAATAAGCCCGTTGTTGCCGTACACGAACAAGTACGGATGCAGAACCACGCAACCGCCTGATACGGCAATGTTGTTGTCAAAGGTAGCCGTAATAGTTGCTGATGCGGTGGCGGCCTGCGATAGGGTAACCGCAGTGCCACTCACTAACGCCACCGTAGTGTTAGCGGGTATGCCGGACCCGGTAATGCTTTGGCCAGCCCCCACGCGGACATTGGCAGCCGCAAGCGTAAACGCGGTGGTTCCACTTACTGTCGTGCCGGACGCGGTAAACAACCCAACCTTAGATAGCGATGGCGCAGCGGTGTAGGTCAATCCGGTAGGCGTACCGGCGGTCGTAGTGATGGCCGTCCCGTTGTAGGTTGCGGACAGAGTAAAGGTTGTGGACCCGTTGGTGGCAATGATGAAGTACGTCGTAGGGTCTGTGTACCCGCTGATGCTACCTGTACCACCGTAGGTTCCGCTAATCGTGACTTGTTGGCCAACGGTATAGGTAACGCCGGATAGGGAACTAGAAAACTGCCCAGCGGTTCCGGTAATAGTTACGCCTGTTAGGAAACCAAAACTACCCGGAAACGTGCCGTACAGCACCGGTGTGTTGACAGTAGAGGTTATGTAAGTCAGGTTCTGGCCCGGATGCGCTACGAGGTTGTTAGTGTTGTTTCCTGTAGAGTCGTACGCAATATCAAACTGCCACAGGTTGTTATTGCTGGCCGTAAAGTTGTTGAGCGTGTAGTTGTATGGGCCAGAACCTGTGCCGCCGCTAGTGGTGGTTGTCCATTGTTGCAAGCCATTGTTGTAGCCTGAAACAACGTAGTTAAAACCGTTAACCGCGGTCATGGCCATGCCCCGCGAAATTCCACTGGCGTTTAAAAAGATACCATCATAGCCGCCAACTTTACGCGGCCGCCCGCGCTGAAAACGAATCCATGTGCCGTCAGTGTAGCAAGGCGAATCAAATACAGTACCGTCCCGCTGAATGCCAGCGGGCACTTCCATAGAGACTACCTTGCTGGTCATTAGAACGTTCCGCCTGTAATTCCGCCTATAAACGTGCCTGTACCGGCCATGGTGAGGCCAGCGGTGTTCCAGTACCCCACTTGGGTGTTGTTGGCTATCAGTCCTACTTGGCTGGTTGTCACTAAGTAGATACCGGAATTTAAATCTCCGGAGAATTTAAGCGATGGGGTTGACAAAGAACCGTTGCCAAGCGTTATGGAAGGAAAGGCAGACGACGAGCCGGAGTTTGCGTTGTAGACGTTGGTTCCATCGCAAATTACCACTAGGGTTGCGCTTTGCGGGATGATTAGCGTGGCCGCTCCACCAACTGCAGTTTTAATGGTAAGCGAATAGGCCCCTGTGGTGTTGTTCGTCATCGTGTACAGCTGCACCGTAGACGGGACCACAATAATTTGATTCGATGTCAGCGTACCACCGTAAAGCTGAATGGTGTTTGCGGCCTGCGCCGAGGTCAGGGTTGTTGTGCCGCCGGTGACCGATAGCGAAAGCTGGGTGTAAACAAACAGGTTAGAACGGCCATAGCCAAAGGTATTCCAGCCCGAGCCATTAGAAACAATCACCAAAGACTCGGTAAGTTGCAGCTGTTGGTTTGCGTTCCCGTCAATGGTGTCGGATCCTACGGGCGTCAAGGTTAAAACGCCAGAACCGTTGTTGCGGATCATGCAGAACCAGTTCGCACCCACGGAAGATGCGGATGGCAAAGTAAATGCCCCTACTCCACCGCCCCACGTAATAAGTGACGCCCGAAGCGTTGACGCTAGCGTCTGATTCGTGCTGTAAGGGACTACAGAATATGATTGATTTAACGTAGTGCCGGTTGCCAATAAACCGTACCCGGCAAGTGCAGAAGCGTTGGCCGATGATGTACCCGCTCCTAAAGTAACGCTGGCCCAAGTACCTGCGGTTGTGGAGTTGTTGGTCAGGTAGATGTACTGCGCTACCCCAGAGGCCACCGAAACAATAGTGGTGCCAACACCGGTGGCCGCGTAGCTGGTAACCGTGAACGAATTAGCCCCAGTGTTGCGCACAAGCACCGTCTGCCCCGTGGATACCTGCGTTGCCGGGGGCAGTATTAAATACAGCCCGGTCGTGGACGCGGTGACATCAATGATGTTGGCCGTAGGGGTCCCGGTTGTACCGTTAATCGGCCAATCTAATAGCGTATTAACGCTGAGGGTTAACGACTCGTAGCTAACCTGCGAGGGGTTTACTGTTTGACCAGTGAACGGCGAGGTATACGTTGTCATACTGTTTCCTTTTGTGCTTTACGGATGGCCCAAATTGCCTTTACCCGAGCACTTTGTGCTGCTTTCCAAGCAGGATCGTTTAGAGCTATCTTAACGGCCTTGCTACGTTTTTCTTTTGATTCAGGCGTATTTAACGCGGTTTTAAGATTAGCAGCATGTTCGGCAGAATGTGGCATACCTTTTTTCCCGTTAGGTTTGCCTTTTCTGCCGTTAGGTTTTCCTTTAACCACCTTACTTATTTTTAAAGCGTTAGCCGCCCGCAATTCTGGGTCAGCCCAAGTTTTTTTATTGCTAGCTCGACTTTTTTCTTTAGATTCTTCGGTATGCTTACGCCCAAATGTGCCATCTCCGCCTTGGGTCAAGTTGTACCCATGTGGGGCCATTGTGTTGTGCTCTATGATAAGCATACGCTCTATTGCTTTTGCAGAATCTGCGTCAAAAGCATCGGCAAAGTGGGTAAACACAAAGGCTTCTACACCATGCTTTTTAATTGCCCGATGTAAAAACTGACCTTCATTAGCGCCTTTATGCCTACGCCACCGGCGTTCAATATCATTGGTTATACCAACGTACTGCATACCATTTAAGCTATTTGTGATGATATAAATAGCGTACATGTTTATGAGTCCTGAGCAATTGCTTGACGGTCCCCGATACGGAGCTGGTCTTCAGCCTTCAATGCCGCAATTGCGGTGTCAAACATTTGCGACCATACCGCAAGACGGGCGTCGTCTTTCAAAAATGGCGCTGTCTGCTTTAACGTACCAAAAATCAGGGCATTGGGAGCGTTTTGGGTTAACCAGTTAGTCTGATTGCTAGACGATAACGGCGCTAACCGGGTGTAGCACAGCGCCTCAAAAGAGAACCCTGTGCTGGGTGTTGGGGCCACAAACCAGTGATCGTAGTCGTAATCGGCGTAGTACAGGGGAGTTCCGGTAGCCGTTACGTCTTGGGCATAGCTGTTAAGGTATTCCAGCTTGCGGAGATAAATTGGCTGCTTTTCACCCGAAGAATTAACGAGGGTCATCGACACCGTCTTGCGCCATAGCGCGGGCTTTGCAATTACGGGGTTGCCAAAAGTCATTGCGCCATCGACAACAATCATCTGGCCAAGCGTTTTGATGTCCTGTGCGATCTCAAATTCCGCCAGCATGACGGCCGTGGGGATGAAATTAACGACCGCGGCGTCGCTGCGCTCTAGATACTGGAGCACTAAGTTCGTAAGGCCGTCGTACGTAAGAGCGTATGCAGTAGTCATTTAAGGGCCCTAAGCAAATGGGCGTGTGCCGGATTTATCAATTATAAGCGCATTGCCTCTGGGCGTGGCGTCTTCTGTGTTAGGAATGCTGATGTGCGTCCAGCGGTCAAACTCACGGATGATTTGGTCGTAAGGTAATTTAGCAGCCATAACTGCTAAGACTACCTCATTAGGGGTCATCCCCGGCACACGAATGTCAGCAGCGCAGCCGTGACGGTGTTGGCTTGAATCTTTGCTCCCCACTGCGTCATTGACCTGCTTGCACCGGAAGGCGCTGTTAATCATGATTGGCTTGCCACCTAGTGTGTCTTTGACCTGTTCCAGCAATTGCGCCAAGCGTTGCAAGTTGCTGATTTCTTCTTGGGTCGGCGAGTTGTCAAACTCCCTGTGGTCGGTAACGGTCAGTTCGTCGAGGGTGAAGTTTGGGCTTAGGTAAGTCATTTAATCCTCACTTGGTTGTAGGAGTCGATGCAGGAGTTGAGTTTGCGGATGGCTTCGTCTCCGTCTGCGGCGATGGAGATAAGAGCGTTAGCAGCCTTTGGGTCAAGTTCGGCTCTTGCTTGTTGATTT